GCGTGCCGCCGGAGCGGCGGGGCATGACGGCGGGCTGGCCATGAGGCCGGGCAGCCCAAGAACAGGCACAATGAAGGGGACGAGATAATGGCAAAGGCAGTGCACAACGATGTGCTGGATGGCGCGCTGATGGTTTTGAAAAACAGCGTCACGAAAATGGTGGCGTGCGCGGGCGAGCCTGCGAGCTTCGCGGCGGCCAGCGGCAGCCTGAAGCTGGCGGAAGCGATGATGAGCGCGGGCGACTTCCTCATTGCGGACGGCGCGCAATCGGGCCGACGGGTGACGGTGGCGGAGAAGAGCGGCGTGCAGGTGACGGCAAGCGGAACGGCCAACCATGTGGCGCTGCTCGACATGGCGGGCAGCCGGTTGCTCTACGTGACCACCTGTACGGCGCAAGCGCTGACCGCAGGGCAGACCGTGACCTTCGGCAGCTGGGATGTGGAAATAAACGACCCGGCATAGGCCGGGAAACACGAGCTAAAAAAAACAGCACTGCATCGGCCGCCCCTGGGGCGGCTTTTTTTTATGCGCGCGGGCTGGACGCGCCTGCGCGCCAGATGGGGATAATTCCGATGGGGGTTTATCTGAAAGATCCGCGCTCAAGGCTGGACTATGCCATCGACTGGAGCGCGAACCTCGATGGCAGCGCCATTGCGGAGAGCCAGTGGGAGATCTCGCCCGCCGAGGACGGCGGCCTGCGCGCCACCGCCTCCTTCCGCGAGGACGGCCGCACGCAGGTGACGCTGGAAGGCGGCGTGGCGGGCCAGGTTTACCGTGTCGCCAACATCATCACCCGCGGCGACGGGCGGCAGGATGCTCGCTCGCTCATCGTGCGGACGGAGGCGCGGTGATGGCGGTGACATGGCTGGAAGGACCGGCGCTGGAGCCGGTTTCGGTGAGCGAGGCGAGGATGTTCCTACGCATCGACGGCACGGAGGAGGACGCAGGGCTGGCCGCTTTTCTCAAGGTAGCGCGGGAGCTGTGCGAGGCCTTTACCGGGCTGGTGCTGATCGCCACGCGATTTCAGGAAATCCGGGCGTTCGATATTGCCCAGAACCGGGGAAGCGCGCCGTGGAGCGCAGGACGCGGCGTCATGCTCACCAAGGGGCCGGTGCGGCAGGTGGTGGCGGCAACGCTGGTGAGCGCGGACGGCACGCGCACAGCCCTTTCCGCCAGCGACTACGCGCTGGAGGAAGACGCGCGTGGCGGCGCCTGGCTGCGGATGGCGTTTCTGCCGCCGATGCAGGCGCGGCTGGAGGTGGATTACTGGGCCGGGCTGGGCGCGGACTGGAATGCCGTGGCGGAGGCGCTGCGGCAGGGCATCCTGCGGCTGGCGGCGCACCTTTATTCGCACCGCGACCGGCCGGACGACACGGGGCCGCCGCTGGCGGTTGCCGCGCTGTGGCGGCCTTTCCGCAAGGGGAGGCTGGCATGAGCGAGACGGAGCTTCTGGGCCGGATGCGCGAGCGGGTGGCGTTCGAAGCCTTTACCGGGCTGGACGACGGCCTGGGCGGCCTGACGCGCGGCTGGCGGCGCATGGGCTGCGGCTGGGCGGCCATCGAAATGGTGGCGGTGCGCGAGGGCGAGAGGACGCAGCAAAAAATACGGCCGGTGCGCTACCGGCTGGTGGCGCGAAAGCCCGACGGGCTGACACCGGCCTGGCGCCTGCGTTGGCGCAACCGCTTGCTCGGCATTCGCCGGGTGGAGGACATCGAGGGGCGGCCGGAGCTGGTGTTGCTCCAGGCTGAGGAGGAGGCGCTGCCATGAACGGAAACGCACTCCATGGCGCGAACCGGCTGGCGGCGCAGCTGGCGCAAAAAGGCGCGGCGGCAGGCCGGCGGGCGGCAAGGCACCTGGCTGCCGAAATTGCCGAGGGGGCGCGCGCCCGCGCGCCGGGGCGCCTGGGCGAGGCGCTGCAAGCGGTGGAGACGGCGGACGGAGCGGAGGTGACAGCCCCCGGCTTCGCGCGGTTCGTGGAATTCGGCACGCGGCGCCAGGCGGCCCACCCTTTCCTGCGCCCGGCGCTGGAAGAGGCGCGGGCGCGGTGGCAGGCGGGGAGGGGGTGACATGGTGGCGGCAGGATGGGCGGTGCAGCGGGCGCTCTATGAAACGCTCGCGGCGCACCCGCCGCTGATGGCGGCGGTGACCGGTATTTTCGATTATGTGCCCCAATGGCAGAAGCTGCCCTACGTGACCGTGGGCGAGGCGGTGGAGACGGATTGGTCCGCCAAGGATTTCGAGGGGCGCGAACATCGGATCAGCGTGCATGCATGGTCGGACCACGCCGGCATGGCGGAGGCCAAGGCGATCCTCGGGCTGGTGGATGGGGCGCTGGAGCATATGCCGGCAATGCTGGATGGCCACAGGCTCGTCAGCTTGCGGTTTCTCTCCTCCCGCGTGATCGCGGACGTGAAGGACGAGGTGCGCCACGGCATTGCTGATTATCGCGCGCGCACGGTGCGGGAATAAAACGAACGGGAACGCAGACGCTCCTTAAAATCCTTCAGGAAATATGAAGTGAAATGAGGAAGCGCGGCGGTTGGGCGGGTGCGATCCGGAGAAACGAACGGGAGGTTGCCAGGAGGGGGTGATAGTTTGTGCGCCTCCGCGCACGAAGCCCCTCCTGCATGAAATTCCAAAAATCGACACGCAAGGAAGGAGGCGGCGATGGCGGCCGAGAAGGGAAGCGCATTTTTGCTGAGGATCAGCGATGGCGAGGTGCCTGCCACCTATGCCACCGTGGCGGGGATGAGAACGACGCAGCTGGCGATCAACGCCGAGGGCATCGTGGTGACCAACAAGGGCTCGGGCGGCTGGCGGGAAATGCTGCCGGAGGCAGGGGTGCGGTCAGTTTCCATTTCGGGCTCGGGCGTATTTACCGGATCGGCCGCCGAGACGCGGCTGAAGGAAAAGGCGCTGGCCGGCGCGGCGGACGACTTCGAGGTGGTGTTCGAGAGCGGCGAGAGGATACGGGGGAAATTCCTTATTACCCGGCTTGACTACGGCGGGGATTTCAATGGCGAGCGCAGCTACACGCTCTCGCTGGAATCGACCGGCGCGGTGACGGTGCTGTAGGCGGGAGGGCGCAATGGAAAATGGCAACGCAGACGCCAACCCGTTGCGGGGCGAAGTGCCGCTGCGGCTGGAGGGGAAAACGTTCGTGCTGCGCCCCAGCTTTGCCGCGCTGGTGACGGCCGAGCAGGAGGTGGGGCCGCTGTTTGGCCTGATCGAGCGCGCAAGCGAGGGGCGGATCGGCCTTTCCGAACTGGCGGCGGTGCTGTGGCATTGCCTGGCGCACCGGCCGGAAGGGTTGACCCGCGACGCCTTCGCCGAGGCGCTGCTGCGCGAAGGGATCGCAGCGGCGCTGCCCGCCTTTCGCCAGCTGGCGGTGAATATTCTGGGCGGCCGGGCCGCCTAGCTAGCGTTCCTGCTGCGCGCCCGTGCCGACGCAGGTGGCGGCGACCTGCTGACTGCTGGTAACGTTGAAAACCACATCAATCACCGAACAGCCGGGGCCGTTGGGCGGGGGGAAAACCTGGGCGGTCATAAGCATCCGTATGGGCGGATTGTCGGGGTCTTTTTTCAGAAAATAACGCCCTCGCAGGATGTTGTATGACCCGTGCCTCTCTCCTGCATAGACACGCATGTACCTGTCGAGCGGTTCGGATCCCGGCGGCAGCGTTACGTGGTTTTCAACGGCGAGCACCACGGCAAGGTCCGGCACCCACGACTTGGCGGGCGCCGGAGTGGGCGGGCGCGTGCTCGCCGGGGCCTGGGCCGTGAGCAGGAGAACAGCGGGGAGGAGCCAGATGTTTCGCATGACAAGCCTTTCCGAGAAGCGGGGCGGCGAGCCCATGAGCGAACATTCCAGGGATTGCCCTGAATATTGGGCGCGGGCGCAGGCGGCGCAAGGCCAGGGTTTTGCGGAAATGTGCGCGGCGGCGGCGCGGGTGGCCATGGGGCTGCTCGGCTGGCCGCCGGATGCCTTCTGGCAGGCAACGCCGCAGGATCTGCGACTGGCGCTGGAGGGGCGGTTGGGGCGCGCCTCTGCCCATGGGCTGGGGCGGGCGGAGCTGGAGCAGCTGATGGCCCGCTTTCCGGATGGCGCATAGGGAGGCACGCAATGACCGAGGAACTGGAAACCCTGGTGCTGAAAATCAGGGCCGATACGACCGCGCTGGCCAGGGATACGGCCGACATGAAGGCGCGCTTCGAGGCGGACGCTGTGGACATGGGCAAGGCGCTGCGGCGCAGCCTTGATGGGGCGGTGTTGAAGACCGGCGCGGAAAGCGCGATGCGCGCGACGGAGGTGGCGCTCGACCGGCTGATCCGCAAGGGCAAGCTGGGGCTGGATGAGCTGAAGCAACTGCTGCTCGATATTCTGGCGGACGTGGCCAAGGCCGCGCTGCGCGAAGGGCTCGGGGCGATTTTCGGCAGACAAAGGAACGGTGGAAGCGGCAGCAGCGACTGGGTGGGGCTCATCGCGCAGGGCGTCCAGCTGCTTGGTATGAGCGGGCGGGCAAGCGGTGGGCCGGTGACGGAGGGCCGCGCCTACCTGGTGGGCGAACGCGGGCCGGAAATGTTCGTGCCGGAGCGGGCCGGTCGCATTGAGCCGCTGACCGGCAGCACGGGCGCGAGGGTTTTCAACATTTCCATCAACGTCGCCGCGCCGGACAGCGCCTCGCCACAACTGATGCAACGCAGCGCCCAGCAGGTGGCCCGCGCGGTGCGGCGCGCGGTGGGAGATGGGTGAGGGAATTTTTGAAACGAGTTTTTTGCGGGGGCCTGGGCCCCTGCAGGAACCATACATAATCGGGGGGTAACATGCCTTACTGGCTGGCGCGCAGCGAAGACCGGCTGGCGGAGGACTGGATCAAGCGGTTCGACCCGCGATTCTGGACCATGAATTTTCCGCGCCCGGCCATGGGCAGCGTGGTGACGACCGGACCGGACAGCCTGAGGATCGATTGCGTTTTCTACCAGAAGCAGGACCTGGCAGGGCTGATCTGGCAAAGCGAGGACACATGGGATCACCCGCTGCTCGCTTACGAGACGGCGCGGGATTACCGGGGGCTGATGCTCACCTTCCGCTGGAGGGCAAGCGGCGGCATCGCCATGCTGAACGCGGTGCACGGGCCGACGCTGACGATCGAGGGACGGGACCAGAACGGAGGCCCACGCACCTGGTATGTACGGCTGTGGAATTACGCGGTTGGCGATAACGATGATGCGGTGATTTCGCTGGATTTTGATGCGTTGAATGGCGGTTTCCTGCTGCCGCAGGAGGCGGACCCGGTATGGGCCGG